CTAACTGTTGTTACAGATATGATGAAATCTATGGTTGGTGGTGCTTACACATCAAGAATCTATAATATCGGAAGAAAGTTAAGTGATGATAGTTATAACCTATCTGCTCATGAAGAAGCTATGTTTGCTAGGCATGGACTAACGAAAGCAGACTTAATTGAAGTATCTCAAGCTCCTATCTCGTTTAATAGAGATGGTTTATTAGAGTCTTTTAACTTTGAAGACTGGGATGCTGATTTAGCCTTAAAGGTTAAGACAGCTATTACTAGGGCAGTCAAGGGAAATATACTTGAGCCAAGTGCTATGGATTTGCCATGGAATACTAAAGACCCATTACACGCTCTATTATTCCAATATTTAAGGTTTCCAGTTGCAGCTACACCTAAGCTATTACAAAGAGCTATAGCAGAAAAGGATGCAGGAGCAGCTATGGGTGCTATGGTTTCTACTTTAGTAGTTGCAGGAAATACTTATATTGCTACGCAAGTAGCAGGTAAAGTGGGAGATGTTCTAGGTATAACAGATAGCGATGCTTACAATGATATTTTTACAGACGAAGAACAGCAAAAGAGTCTAGCTAAAGAAGTATGGAATAAAAATCCATATCTAGGAGCTATACCTACTGTTGTAAATTCAGCACTAGCAGTAGCTGGACAGCCTGCATTGGGTACAGAGTATAGACAAGGAATAGCAGGACTAGCTGGACCATCTATTAACTACGGTAGCCAAGTTGCTAGGTCTTTAGCAGAGATTGCTACAGAACCTGGTACAATGACATCTAATCAAGCACATACTATCAAGACAAGTATCCCTATTTTTAGACTACCTTTTTTCAAGGAATTGAGTGGAGATTACTTAGAAGATAATTATTAAGGACAAACAATGGACAGAGAGAAACTATTAGACAACCTATATGATTTAACCTTAACAGAGGTTATTAAACAGATGGAATCAGGTGAAGTAGACGACAAGCTATTAACAGTAGCTATGAGATTCTTAAAGGATAATAAGCAAGTATCTGAAGGTAAAACAGAAACAGATACTCATACTAAAATTAAAGACTTAATGAATGAGTAAGTATGAATTAAAAGACTTAGTACAATCATTCCCTACATTCCTAGAGTATGCTTGGGATGAACTAATGCTACCTGAACCAACAGAAGCACAAACAGAACTAGCTAAGTATATAGACAATAATGATAAGAGAAAGATAATCCAATGTTTTCGTAATATGGGTAAATCTTGGATTACTTCAATATATGTTACTTGGAGACTATTAAGAGATAATAACCTAAAGATTATGGTTGTATCTGCCAATAGAGATAGAGCTACTGAGTTCTCAGCATTTACTCAAAAGATTGTAAGAGACTTTGAAGTACTATCACACCTAACGCCTAGACCAGACCAGAGAAACTCTATGTTAGCTTTTGATGTTAATGGATGTAAAGCTGCTCATGCACCCTCAGTAAAGTCTGTAGGTATCACAGGACAGATGACTGGTAGTAGAGCTAACCTTATTATCTTTGATGATGTAGAAGTACCCAAGAATGTATCTACTTCAGAACTAAGAGAGCAACTATGGAATCTAACTTCAGAAGGTACAGATGTATTGTCTGATGGTGGAGAGATAATGTACTTAGGTACTCCTCATACGACTGATGGTACTATCTATGATAGACTAGTATTAGAAAGAAACTATAGCAAGATGATTATACCTTTTGAATATCCTAGCAAAGAAAAAATAAGTATCTATGGTGGACACTTAGCTCCATACATAGTAAAGAGACTTAAAGAATCTCCTTCTCTTGCTGGTTCTCCTGTAGATATAGAAAGATTCAGTAGTGATGATTTAGACCTAAAGAAATTAGAGAAAGGTTTATCTGGATATGAGCTACAGTATCAACTTAATCCTAGCCTCACAGATGAGCTTAAATACCCTCTAAAGCTAAAAGACTTAGTTGTGTATGGATGTGGTGCAGATAAGGCTCCTAGCTACCTTACGCACTCTAAAGAAGACAGGTATATAATATCTAATGCTAAACATTATGGTTTTCCTACAGATAGGATATATTCTCCTGGACATACAAGTGAAGAGTGGAGTGATTATCAAGGAATAGTAATGGGAGTGGATACAGCAGGTAGAGGTAAAGATAAGACTGCATATTCTGTAGTGGCTCATCTAAATGGAAAGCTATTCTTGTTAGCCTCTAGCTCTCTTCCTGGGGGGTATGATAGTGCTTCTTTACATATATTAGCAAATGCAGCAAAGCGATATAAAGTAAACACAGTAGTAGTTGAATCAAACTTTGGAGATTCAATGTTTAATGAATTATTGTCTCCAATCCTAAGAAAGACACACAATTGTGCTCTTGAAGAAGTAAGAGCAACAACACAAAAAGAAACTAGGATTATAGATACTCTTGAGCCACTAATGAATCAGCACAGACTTGTTGTTGATAGAACTGTACTGGAAGAGGACTATGAAAATAACAAAGGAAAGAGAGAGTATAGTTTATTTTATCAGATGACACACCTAACTGCTAATAGAGGCTCATTAAAACATGACGATAGTCTGGATTCACTTCAGATAGGAATCCAGTACTTCCTGGACCAAATGGCACTAGATGAAAAGGAACAATATGAGAACCAAATAGCTGAAGCTTTTGAAGATACTCTTCAGCTATGGAGTGACGAGACCTTAGACTGCACCTTTGGAATAGGAGGAGAAAGACAAACAACTATGTCTTGGATATAAACATAATAAGAGACTACTTCTAGTCTCCTATATATTTACTTCAATCTCTGCCTCTTAGCTTTCACAGAATCTATACTCCTGTGTGTAGCTAAAGCTATCTGAATATCAGTATAACCCTTATCAAATAATTCAGTCTCTTCTTTGGACCATCTCTTATATTTAGACGTTTCAATTATAGGTCTAAGTCTGAACCAATTAATTATCCTTAAGTATATCGTTTGTAGTGTTAACATTATCTCTTTCCTTTAAATATTTTCTAGCATTAAATTCTTTGTAAAATATTCTTTCTATATATTCTGCTTCTCCAGTCTTAGAGAACCATACAAGCCACTGATGTCCGCTTCCACTCTTAGCTATTCTTCTAGTTATACTATGCTTTGCCATCAGTCTTACCCATAAATTCTAAAGCTTCTTTTTCAGTATTAAACACTTTCTTAGTGTACCACTCAAGACTATTTTGTCTTCTATATATAACAGCATAAGTACCTCTATGGTTCTTAATTAGCTTCTTATCTTCAGGCTCAACCATTATTTATTCCTTAGCTCTTGATACCAACCTGCAGCTATAGCAATAGCAAACAAAGCCAATACTATTCCTGCTGCTGGTAAGTTCTGTTCGTTAATCATTTAACTCTTCTCCTTATAGCATCCAATTCTAATTGAGCGTATCCCATTATATCAACCCAGTTATCTTCGTAGTCTCTGTCTCCATTAACAATCCTAGCTATCTTATTAGCAATCATATCTAAAGACTCTATTGTGGTAGACTCATAAGTAAGTCTATCTCCATAGCAATCCTTGATAGACTGAGATGTCTTAGCTACATCAGAATACTCTCCATATCTAGACCCTCTCTCCTCAAGAACTTCAGATGTAGTTGGTCTATCTTTTGTCCCCTCTAGTCTTCTTGTTGCTTCTATTGTCTTAGCATAACCAGTATTCTCTACCTCAAACTTTGTTTCTGTTTCATCTATTGCTTCATACATTCTATCTCCTTGTCGTACCACTTTATCCATTCTCCTGCTCTTCTATCTACATTGTCGTAATACTTGCCCATAATGTTAGCGTTAAGACATCTTTCATTAAACAGTACATCATTCTCAAACAATACCTTAGACTCCAAGAAAGACAAATGATTCTTGCTATCTGCAAACATCAACATATTCTTGGCTACTGGTATCATGTCTTTACTTGCATCAGTTGAGCCAGTATAGGTTCTCCAATCAGATTCAACCATAGATACTCTCTTTCTCTTATAGCCCTTTAATGGCTGTAGGGTCTTCTTCTTCCATAAGCTTTTCTTCCCGTAATAACTAAACAAGTTACCATCTCCATCTTCAAATACAATCTTGTATATAAAGCCATAATGATTTACTGGTTCAGTAGGGTCAAATACTTCACTGTTGTAGTACCAATTCACTTCTTCTTTCCTTTCTGATAACATTTCTTACAAAGTATCTTATCTCCAAACAATCTAACCTCGTCTAGGAAAGTCTCACAAATATCACATTCTGAGTTCTTGTATAGCTTTCTAACTGAATAAGTTTCTTTCTTGTTCTGGTTCATACTTCCTAATCCTTGTTTCTAGCTCTTCCTTGTGGGCTATAAGCCACTTTCTCGTAAAATCCATACTCTTAGTAGTGCAACATACTAAAACACCTGTGAGAGTGTCATATACGCTAAGCACACCTTTATCTTTTTTAGTAGCAGTAAAGAAGAATTCTCTATCTGCTACAACTTCTTTAAAACTAGACTTACTCTTTCTAAAAGAAGTTCGTCTAGTAAGTTCTACCAAACACTATCCTCTGGCTCTGCTTCTTTTTTAGGTTTTGCATCCCAAGAAGCTGGTTCAAATGTTTCAAAAGCCATCATCATCATACCTCTAATCTCTTTACCTTCTTGGTTAGTCCAGTTATCTGGAACTAATTTTCCTGATACTCCAATAGAATCTCCATTATTAATTGGCTTATCTCCAAATAACATAACCTTTAATCCTTTACCATTTACATAAGACCCATCTTCTTTCTTCTCTGATACTTTTATTTCAAAGATTTGGTATTTCTTTCCAGATTGTCCCATTCCTCTTTTTACCTCAAATGATTTAGATTCTTTATCCCATACTCCACCTACATATCCTGCTACTGCTAATTGTCCTGATTTCACTTCTACGTTATTCATAATTTATTCCTTATTTATATTTGCTCTACAAGAGCTTTAATTGTTTACCCTACCCATTATATTCCTTAGAATAGTTTTGAGCTTCTAGGGCTATCTATGTGTATTTAAACACTA